AAGTGAATTGTCGAATACGCTAATAGGCGCTCCACAATCTCCCACTGTTGTAGGAGCATTGTATGCAAAATATCTTTTCAATTTTCTATTAACAATCGGAAGATCGGTACCCATCTTAATGGAATTCAGAACAAACACATTTCGGTGATTCACTTCTGCAATCTTCTTATTGTCATCTATAGAACAAATGTCAAGCCTGGCTCTGATACCAGACAAGTACTTAATGTCCAATTCTTTCATAAAATTGTTGACGATATTTCTATGAGCTCGTACGTTAGTAAATTTAACGAACTCAACATCATTGTCAGCATCACTTATTCTTTTAAGCCCCAAATAATGAGACACAGAATATTTATAAGCATGTGCTGGATGCATAGCGTTTCTAAACACAATAGTATCCGTTTCAACGATCTCTCCGTCTCTAAGCATTCTGCGAACATTAGCACTAAAATGCTCAGGCTGGACGGCTAAATCGCTGTTAATAAAGCAAACTTGTCCAATAATGCACTTCCCGCCATTCCCATACTCAACAAACATTTTATAAGTGTTTGCATACACATTGGAAACAACAGATGTGTCAACAGACTGTATCACGGCATCATTGGGCCTATACTTAACACCACGAATGGTTTGAGTAACAGGCCTATTGCTTTGATGATTAACGTCCTTCCTTTTAAAGAAGCTAGCTAATACTTTCCATATGCCAGTCAAAACTGCCTTGACAATTTCAAAAGTAACTCTCAATGCGGCTCCAACTGCAACAAATTTCAAACAGGTTCTTAAATTCAACTCTGCGTTCTTACAGTAATTGATATATTTACCGAACCAACTTTCCATTTTTGTCTTGAAAAATCTAGCTGTGACCTTCACCTTAGGATAAGGATCCAAAGGAGGACATCCATAAGTTTGAAAAGGAGAAATCATGTCTCCGCCCTGCAATTCTGGTTTAAATCCACCAACAAAATCAGCAAGAAAATTTTTCGTAACATTATGGTTTTCAGCTCTACGCTTCAAATCATTAGACATCTCAACAATTAATTCCCTCAAAGGAATATCGCCAGGAGTGTCCAAACCAGTAATAAAATTGTGCTTCACAACTGTCCAAACATGCCAAGGAAAAGCATCCAGCCCTTTGGCCAAAGTCTTGCACCTGATAAGCTCAGATTCAAACTTAGCATAATCTAATTTGCCATCTAAGGAAAACTCGGAATTAAGCTTAAGAGTATAGGGAAAATTCAATCTTCTGGCTACGGCTTCAGGTTCTTGTAGCACTATACGTGCTTCTGAATTGAAGCTAGACAAATTTGTAGTCCCAAATATAAATTTAGACCCAAAGAATACCTTACCCTTAGATTGCAAATCCGCAAAGTTAAGCGGAAAAGACCAAGTGCCTACCATTCTAATAATAGAAAGGTACTCGTTCTCCTTATCAGTGGAATCAGCTCT